GTGTTCCTGTGAACATACATCCAAGGAGGACCCAACAGGGGGCACGCCGCACCATGAGAGCCCGTAGGAGCCTGCTCACGGTGATTCTATTCCTTTCGACCATAACCCCTACCCGCCTCACCGCCCGAACAGTGTTGTTGCTACTTTTTGGAGCCTGACGCGATCCCCTTTTACATCCCGTACCTATAAAGATCCCGCTTTAGATGCTTCAGTCTCTCCCTTGCACGCGGTCTGCCGTTCACCACGTCTTGAACGAGTCTTCCGACGCGGATACCAAGATCAGCAGACATCTCCACCCATTCTGACACATGCCCGTTGCTCTTGATCCATTGCTCCATCCATTTGCGGCTTTCAGATCCCGGCAAGAAGTGACCCTCTATCAACACTTCATCTGATTCACATGCAACGATTCTGGATGCGAGTTCGATCATCATCCCGTCAAACGTCCCCTTGTCTGTGCCTTTAATGTCTGCCACAACATCACCCAGATCAACACACGGAACCCCTTTCAGGCTGCTTGTCGTTGTCCTAGCGTGCGTCTTGCCCGCTCCCGAGTGTCCCCATAGAATTATGCACTTCACGGTATCCCCCTGTCTTTCCTCTTGACTTCAACCCCCTCCGTCACCCTTATTAGTAGCGAGTCCCCGAGCGTTGATCTCTCTCTACTCTGCCCTTATCACTGTACAGAGTAGACGTTTTAACATGGGTAGCACACTCTATCTCTTCTTTATTCTTCCCACATTCCTTCATGGATTCAGCCAGCAACACACGAAGGCGCCTGATCTCTGCTTTCATCTTCCGGCTGTCGCACCATGCTATCTGATGGGCGTTGCTCTTCTTGTCTCCCTTCTCAGCGTGTATGCGTTGGCGCTCTTTGCTGCGTAGATCCCTTATTGCTAATACATGTTCACCGACCAACTTACGCATTGACTGCTCTTCTGCTTGTAGCTTTTGTATCTCGGGTGTCGTTATCATCACGCCTCCTCCCTGTCCGCGCTATACCATACGCGCTTGCCCTTCAGCCCACCTGGTGCAGGTCGCCCGCATCGAAGGCAATGGTTCCAGTGAACCACGTTGGACATAGAGGTGTCGCCAACGCTGTACTTGCGCCGCGTCGTGAACTTGTGCCCGATCACCCGGCACAGTAAGCAGCTTGCCTCATTGACCGCCTTCGCTTGCTTCATGGCTTCCCCCTGATTAAAACAGTTCATCCTCCGGCACGTCCGCGTCTTCGTAATGCTCTCTCTTCGCATGATCGCCGTCATGGTCCAGCCTTGCGCCTATATCATCCTTGCTTGGCACGGGCGCTCTCTGCTCCTGCCTGTCAACCGCGATCGACAGATACTTGCCCGCCGTTCCATCCTTGACCCATGCGGCCAGGCGCAATACATCCCCGTTGACGTTAATGCTCCCCCTGTAGTCAGGCCGCGCCGGGTTGTCGCCTTTGTCGTTGCGGTGCAGCGTGCCTGTGTTCTCCTTTGGCGTGTAGTCGCTCATAGTCGGCCCCTCTCATTTCAGTGTGTACGCGCTTCCACCTGTGCGGGTGCCGCGATGACATACAACGTGCAGGATGCCGCCGAGCTCCTGTTTCCCGGCGAACGCCCACGCATCCTCGGGAGACGCGAACCCTTTCTCAATCACCTCCATGAGGCCCTCAACCTTCTCGGGCTCGGACATCAACCAGTATTTGCTGTGCGCCCGTTTCTTCGTTGCCGGGTTTTTGCCGTCTGTCGCTGTGTCGCTCATGTGCTCGCCCTCCTTGTTGGTTATTCGTTTATTCATCTTCCAGAATTTCGCGGATCGTGAAACTGTTCGCGTGAATCTTCTCAACGCGTGTCTGGGCGCTCTTTGTCTCTGGTATGGCGAGACTCACCACAGACCAGAACCCCTGCTTCGCGACACAGCTGTCGGATCCCCATAGTATCCGCAGCGCCGGGTGCAGCGAAGACGGGGTAATCCATTCCCTCGGCTTGGCGACCGGCGGTGCCTTTTTGATCTCTAGCCCGAATGCAATCATCGCCTATCCTCCTATCAGAAAAGCCCACCGCACGACGCTATGACAAGCACGCGAGGGGATCGAGAGCTTGCGCCGTGGGTGGGCCTTCGTGATTTGCTTTGTGCTTGTCATGGGGCGACCGTATGAGTGTGCAAAGCGGATTGCAAGCTTTATTTTCAGCTATTTTTTATCACGCACGCGAAAAACAGGGCGTTTGTGTTTCGCATAGTGTCAAAGATGCGAGCTGATTGTCCATTCCTGTACGCACTAAAACGGGTGATTTGACAGATTCGGGCTGGTTTCTGCTCAATTTTCGGCCTTTTGGATGTTTCTTGAGCGTATTACGTTAGTAATACACACTTGGCACGGCGATTGCTCTATTAAGGGGTATGACAAGCGAACGAACAACTAAAGGGGACGCGATGAACGGAACAGAAAAGCAGATCACTTGGGCGAACGAAATCAAAGCACAGGTTATCACGGACCTGGACGATATCGTCAATGGGGACAAGCGGGATGAGGTTATCACTATGATCGACAAGCAGACGGATGCGGCCTGGTGGATCACAAACAAGGTCGATGTTGGCCTTTCCTCCCGCGACATCATTATCAAGATCCTGCAAACCGAAACAGGGAGGACGAAATGAGATACACGGTCAAAAACATCTACGGGATCGCGGGCACATCCACCCACAAGACGCCCGATGCGGCTATCAAGGCCGCTGGACGGCATGAGGGCGCAGGCTGGATAGTCGAGGACGGCCAAGGCAACCAGTGGGACCGCAACGGACCGGACGCGCCTGAGATCGTTAAGAGGGCGGGAGAATGACCGACGTGCAATCAGTCCACAGGTCGAAACCGAGAAAGCGCAAGATCGTTGCAAACTCACAGATGAGCGCGGCGGACACGATCGGACCCATTACGCCCGGCATTGAGCTTTTCGGGCTCACTCACGGTCAGTTTTCGTTTATCGACATCGCGGAACATGTCGTTTCGCAGATCGGCCCTTGTCACGCGGTCATATCAACATGGACGGCGGCGGGGGCATCTATTCGCAAAGCTGAGAGTTTTATGAAAACCGGGCGACTGCTGTCTATGCAATGGATCATTGATAGGTCGTTTCTTGTCCGGCAGCCGGTTCTATGCGAGCTTATAGCGTCGATCTTTGGGAGTGACGCGATTCGCTCAACTCGGTGTCACGCTAAATTCTTAATCCTGCACAACGAGCGATTCAAAATCGTGATTCGCACGTCCATGAATCTGAATCAGAATCCCAGGGTGGAAGATTTTGAGATTTCAGATGATCCGGCCCTGTGTGAGTTTATGCTTGATTTGACGGCGAGCATGTTCGGAGCAGAAAAGGCGGGCGACAATTTCAGCAACCGACAAAACGAGCTTGAAAAATTCGATTTACCCGAAACATCAGTAATAAAAACAAAGGAACAGCCAATATGTCTACCCTTGTCACCATTACACCTGATATGATTGAGAAAGCGACGCTTTGCGGCCAATGCCAAATGACCGCGGGCGATACATCCTCAATTCTGAGAATCGGGCTTGACGAGTTCATCCGGTGTGACGAGCTGTTGAAGCCCTACAATGAGGGGATTCTTGACGCACAGTTGGCCGTCCGGCGTGCGATGCTTCAGAAGGCCACAGACGGCGATTCTACGGCGTGCAGGGAGTTTTCAAAGCAATTCTTGGTAGATCCGGACGCATAACGAAAGGCAAACCATGCGCGAAATCTCACATCTAATCACATACCTGGTAATTCCGGCGCTGATCGGTTTTGCCATCTCAACGGTCGCAGAGTCGCGGCGCAAGTATCGGGCGACGCATAACGTAAAACGAAAGGACGCACAATGACGGATAAACTACAGACCCAAACCCCGCAGGCCATAGAGCAGATGGCGGTATCACCGTTGACGCTACTGAAAGACGCCGTTGATAAAGACGCGACCGTCGAGCAGCTCGGAAAGCTCATGGACCTGAATGACCGATGGGAGGCAAAGCTGGCGCGTAAGGCATTTTTTGATGCGCTTGCCAAGATGCAGTCCGAGATGCCGGATATAAAGAAGACGCGGCCCGTGAAGAACAAGGCAGGCGTCCTTCTGTATAAGTTCGCGGACATTGACGCAATCATTCACCAGATGCGCGGCGTCCTGTACGCATACAGCTTCTCGTACCGCTTCGAGTTCGAGGATACCGACAAGGGCTTGAATGTGTCATGCATAGCGACGCACATGGACGGTCACAGCGAGACAACGACCATACCTGTACCGAAGACAAAGGGCTTGAACACGAACGCGGCGCAGGATGGCGGCATCATGCAGACATACGGGATGCGGTATTCCTTCTGTGGTGCGTTCGGGATCACGACCGCGAACGATGACACTGACGGCAAGGGACAGGAAGACGATGAAGCCCCCACGGTCAAGACGGTCACAAAGGCGCAGGCAACGCTACTCGCAAAGACGGCAAAGGAATACGGCGTTGACCCACAGAAGATGTTTAACTGGGCTGGATGCACGTCGTTTGAGACAATTCCGGCGCATAAGTTTGACAGCACGAAGTCGAGGCTCAAAGCGAACAAGGCTGAAGCGACGCCCGAAGAAATAAGGAAACTGCTATGAGAGACCCCTTCACAAAAGCCCCTGAAAAGCGCCTGTCTGATTACAACGTGGCCGGGGCGAGCAAGACCGCAATCGTCATCGACTGCGATCAGTACGATATCCAGTGGTGGGCGCACCATATCGGCGTTGTATCCGCGTCTGAGGCCAAGACGTTCTTGACAGACAAGGGCGAGCGCAGGGGCGGGAAGATGCCGAAAACATACATGTATCAGCTTGTGACCGAACGGATAACGCGGTCACCGAAGAACACGCGATGCACGCTCGAAATGGAGCGTGGGACCAATTTGGAGCCAAAGGGACGCGACTGGTATTCAATCGAGATTGGCAACCCGGTTGTCGAGGTCGGCTTTGTGATGGACGTGGGGCGGCGTTGGGGCGCGTCGCCTGACGGTCTGCTACACGACAGAGGCTTAGAGATCAAGTGTCGCACAAATGAGATCCACTTGGCGGCGATACTGGACGCTAAGCCCCCTGATGACGACCTGCTGCAGGTCCAATTCGGGATGTGGACGTGCGGGTTGCCTGGCTGGGATCTGTGCTATTACACGCCGGAGCAGGCTATTCCTAGCCGGATATGGACAATCGCCGCTAATCCTGTGCTACATGCCAATTTCGCGGTCAATGTGCCTGCGTTCTGCGACGAGGTGGACGCGATTGAGGCGCGGTTGAGGGGGATGGTATGACCCCACGCGCAACCATAAACCTACACAACGCCGATTGCCTGCCTGCGATGCGACTCATGCGGGATAATCAGTATTCGCTGGCTTTGGTCGACCCGCCGTATGGGATAGGCATGAGCGGCGGCAATGTGGGTTATAAGGGATTCAACAACCTTGAGCGCAAGGAATGGGACGGAGCCACACCCGACGCCGCGTATTTCTCTGAGTTGTTCAGAGTCTCTCGGGTTCAGATCGTTTGGGGTGGCAACTACTTCCCCTTGCCTCCGAGCCGATGCTTCATTGTATGGGACAAGGGCAACGGGTTTAGGGGAAGGACATACGCCGAGGCCGAGCTTGCATGGTGTTCGCTGGACGCAAACGCAAGGATATTCACACACGACCCGTTGGCAAACGGCGACTATCACGGCAAGATAAACCCCTGCCAAAAGCCCGTCGCCCTATACAAATGGCTCCTCCACAACTACGCCAAGCCGGGCGACACAATCCTAGACACGCATTTCGGCTCGCTTTCAATCGGCATGGCCTGCTGGGACATGGGCTTTGATCTTGACGCATGGGAGCTGGACGCAGACTATTACGCGGCGGCCGGCGCACGGCTTGAAAAGCACAAGGCGCAAGGGCAATTCGATCTACAGGAGGGCGCAGAATGAACAGCGGCATCACTACGGACTGGCTCAAAGGCAACGCACACCGCCTGAAAAACGTAGACGGCACGCCGTTCCAGATTGAGGGATCGGATGCGTATCAGCCTATGGCGCTCGAACCCGGCACGCAGACAAAGGCCGACGTGCAGGCTGAGAAGGAGTTGCAGAAGAATTGCGATAATCTGCTGCGACTAAGGGGCGTTGAATCGCTTCACTTCTCGCACAGGGCACGCGAGCATCCCGGCTGGCCTGATCTCACGTTCTGCTTCATAGATGAAACGGGGAAGGTTTGGCCGATGGCGATTGAGTTAAAGACGTTGACCGGAAGGCTATCGCAGGACCAGATAAAGACGTTGACGGCCTTAGAGAGTGATGGCTGGAACGTGCGTATAGTCCGATCGCTGGACACGTTCAAGATGATCCTTGAAGGGCTTCTCTATTGCGGCGAAACGCTACAGGACATCGCGGAAGGGGGCAGATAATGGGGACGCGCATAATCACATCGTTTCGCCTGCATCCAAGGGTGATTCGGGCAATCAAACAGGCGGCGCGGAAGCTGAAGGGATCTGACGGGTACATAGTGGAGATGATGACGCAGGCGCATTTTCAGGAGTTGGCAGATTTTAGGGCAGGCGAGGACGTTGAAAATGAAAGCGAGGAGAAATGAAGATCGAGATTGAGGTATCAGAGAAAAACGAGAGTACGCGGTCGCCCTACTGGATGATTATTGATCCCAGTTTGTCGAACGGTATATTTCGAGAAATCCCGCAATGCGAAAGGCCGAACATGATTAGCGGCATGATTACAGGTCCGTTCTTTAGCAGGGAAGCTGCAGAGGGTGCGCTGAAGGCTCAGCGGTACAACTACGGGAAGCACGCGATCGTCTGGTGTTGTTGCGCTCACCGTGAATCACAGTATGGGATACAGGTCAACTTTTGAGAAAGCGAGGGATCATGAAGATAACCAGGTCAACCGTGAACAAGGTCTGCATCCAGGACATCCAGAATCTCGACACAATCAATGTGTTTATCGAGGACTTCCGGCCGGGCGTCGGGAGGATCATCATAGAGTGTTTTGGGGAGTCGTGGGCGTCGGCATGGGGCGGCATTGGTGGTAATAAAAACATGGAGCAGTTCTTTTGCTCATGCAATTCTCAATACCTGATCGGCAAGCTAGCGCCGCAGCTTGAATCAAAGGTCCCGGCCAACGAGGGACTCATAAACCACCTAAAAAAGATAATCGTAGAGCGGCGTCAAGATGATGAAATATCGAAAAAAAACGCCCGTAAGTGGTATAAAATGGCCGATGATGTCCCGGATGACGCCGACTCTCGTTATCTTGGAGAAGAGTCTGATTTTCCGATTGATGAGGTTTTAGGGGATGAATGGTGGTACTGCCTCCCGAAAATTCCGAATCACAAATACGAATACCTGAAACGAATTGTCGCGGCAGTACAGTCCGCATTGAAAGAAAGCGAGGAGAAATGAAGATAATAAACAGACAGTCGCGGGCAAACGAGGCACATAGGCGATGGCGGACGCAATACCCAAGCGGCGTATGGGGAGTTGACAAAGAAAGAATCCATGAAAAGCTGGTGGAACTAGGCAATGAGCCGGACGCAGACGCGGTTGACGCCATTATCGGAAATGGTTCGTGGACGAATACACCTCCCTGCAATGAGTGCGGAAGTGAAAACATCCGGGTTGTGCGGGTCGGAGAACCCCTTGACCACGAAAGCGCGACCGCTTGTCTGTGCGAACAGTGTATAAGGGCAGCACTAAGCGAGGTGACAAAATGAGTACAGAGCACAACGACACGCCGGCGGTGATAGCCGACGCACAGCAGATCATAGCGAGGGCGCATCAAGAGTGCGACACGATGGAGGAGGTTGTGCGATGGATTGCGCTGGGCTGGGCGCGTGAACGGGCCATCCCTCACCTGATAACCGTAAGAGGCCGATGCCCCGAGGATGATATGCGGGGAGTCATAACGATAAGTGGGACGCCGGAAAGCGGGGCACATAATGAGCATTGAAGTCACAAAACGGTACGACCGCCAATTCCCAATCGGCATACAGCGCAACGGCAACAGTGTAAAACTCTACACCCTGGCGGCCGCAAAGGAATTAAGGACAAAGCTGTCTGATGCGATTGAATGGGCTGTGAATATGGAAGATTTGAGAAAAGAAAAAGAGGCGCATAATGGATAAGCAACAAGCCCAACAGATCGCCGGAGGAAACCGCTGGCGTTTCGTCATAGAGCTGACGCTGGACGTTGAACCGGAGGACTGCGAGACGCTACACGACGGCGACACGGTGCAGGACTTCGCGCACAGGGCGTTTGATCGCGTGCGGCCGTACCTGAACGACATCATAGAGCCTTTCGCACACTATCACCTGCTTGAGAGTCCGAGGGCTTGCGTGGAGGGGGCGGTATGAGCCAATGGGAAGTAAAGGAAGGCGATCGGGTGCGTTGCTCGAGGGGGCCCAATAAAACAACAGTCGGAACAGTCATGCATGGATGCCCAGACGGCATGAACCATAGCTGCAATGTCAAATGGGACAACGGCGAATGGTCGCTTGTGGTGTGCAAAAACGACAACTTCATAGTGATAGACCAATCAGATAAGGGGTATTATGAACGCTAAAGACCAGATAAGCATAGCATTGATGGGCGCAATGGTAGCAAAACCAGCCCTTGCGCTGTTGGATTGTGGTTCAGTGACCGTCGCACGCCTGCAATTCATTGAGTGCGTGCGGTATTTGAGGGTTCTTGATGAGGAGATAACGCGACTTGTAAAGGAAGAGGCGACGACATGACCGAGCAAATGCCCCTGTTCCCCGCGACGCCCGCCGAGAAGTTCGTCGCCTGGGTCCACACGCCACAGGGCCGGTTCATTGCCGATCGCTTTATCAAGGTCGCGTATGGCTGCCACAAGCGGGGTGTGAAAATCGGCGCAATGGCTATCTGGGAGCGCCTGCGCTGGAATGTGATGCTATCGTGGGCGGGCGGCGAGGCGTACAAGCTGAATAATAACTACAGGTCGCACATGGCGCGATTTGCTATGGACCGGGAACCTGCGCTGAAAGGGTTTTTTGAGACGCGGGAGAAAAAGGAGACACGACATGAGTAATCCGTTCTTTCTGAAAAGCATCACCGCGGCACATCCAGGCTCTCTGTGTGACGACCCGCTGCATGACTGCGATAGGGGACCGCGGCAACTGAACACTAAAATGCCGGATCATTACTGGAATCCGAAGCGCAGGGCTCGGATAAAAAGGATATGCCCGGTTTGTTACGATGTCCGGCAGTTCAAATACGAGCGGCATATGGAGCAGCGCCGTGCCGATCTTGCTGCTATGGACGCGCATAACGATCAACCCAAAGAATCTTGTTGACTTACGCGGCCCGTTCTGGTATGGTCGCAGCTTAACAGTGAAGAAAGTGCAAACATGACCACAAGAGAACACGTTGACCGGCTCACATCCAGGCACATTGCAAAGCTCCTCACAAGGCTAGGGGATACGGTAGCGCCGGTAGTAACAGACGACATCAAGCGGCAAATGCGTTTTCTCACAGACGACATATATACACAAGTGATGAATAAGGAGACAAGCTGCCATGAGAGAAACCAATCCTGATACGTCAACCGGATGGATAAAGCTCTACCGGAAAAGCATGGACAATCATCTATACTTTGCCGAACCCTTCACGAAGTTTCACGCATGGCTGGATATTCTCATGCTTGCGAACCACAAGAAAACCACCATATCTATACGCGGGATACTGATAACCATAGAGCGCGGTCAGGTTTTGGCCGCCGATGACTTCCTGGCTTCACGCTGGAAATGGTCCCGCGGAAAGGTGCGCCGGTTCATGTCTCACTTAGCGTCAAAAGCGGTACAGCAGATAGTACAGCAGAAAAACAACGTTTGCTCAATCATAACAGTACGAAACTACCATGCTTACCAGTCCGGCGGTACAGCAGACGGTACAGCAAGTAGTACAGCAGACGGACAGCAGACGGACAGCAGACGGTACACACTAAAGAATGTAGAGAATGAAAAGAACGACAAGAAACAACCCCCTAACCCCCAAGGGGGAACTGGGGGCGGCGAAAAGGGTAAACCAAAAAAGAATCCCTACGGAGAATTCGGAAGGGTAAAACTGACAGACGAAGAACACGCAAAACTCATGAATAAACAGGGCGAGGAACGACTGAACAAGGGCATTGGACTCCTCGACGATTACATGCAATCCAAAGGGAAGACATACAAAGATCATTACGCCGTGCTGAAAGAAACGTCCTGGGTGTGGAAGCGTTTGGATGAAGACAGGGGAATAATCAAGAAAGCGCCGACGCGCGCCGAAAGGGGATTGGTATGAAAGATTCACGCGAATCAGGGCAGCAAGCCGTGATTGATACGGGAAACCGTAAAGATGGGGTTCCGGCCACTGGACACCAACCCGACAAGGGAGCGCGTGGCACCGACTTGCCCGCCCTCGATTCGCGTATCACCATTGACGATGTGGGATTCTGGCTCATGTTGCGGAGTCCTGGCGGCGACGTGGGGCATATTCTGTTATCATCATTCTCCCACTGGCATACAATAGCGTGCGGGGTTGCGACGCCGAACGGAGTCATTACGCAGAAAAAGCCAGCGCGAGTATGCCGAAAGTGCAGGGAAGCATTATCAAAATTGAGACCGGCCAAGAATTATGTTGAACCAAAAATTAAGGAAACAGCATGAACACGCATCAATGGGCGGGACTCTTTGCCGATTGCTGGCCGAGCGGACGCATAAAGTCGGCAGCAGACGCGGAACGATGGGAGGACGAACTACGCACGGGCGGCATGAACGGCATAACGGACAACGAGGCATGTCTAGCCGTGCGCAGGCTCAGCAGGACGCACAGCGGGCATTACAGCCCGACCCTTATCAATCTGCGTAACACCATGCGAGAGATGCGTAGCGAAGCCAAGAGTGCGGATCACGGCAACCTATGTGCCCTGTGCGCCGATAAAGGCTGGCTTTCCGTTGCGCCGTATCTACCGGGGGACTGTACGCCGGTCAAGTTTCTTCAATCGTATCGTTGCCGGGTGCCTTGCGTCTGTGCGGCCGGCGAGAACGTAATGCAATCCAGGCGGCCATATCGCGGACAATCTAAGGCAGAAGAAAACGACGTGCGGCGCTTATCGCGTCTTGCGGCACAACAGAACGGAGGCATAAAATGAGGCAGAAAATCGGCAGATACACCATCGCAACGACGGATCACGGATACACGACCTACATTGAGGGCGAGACGAAGACGGACGGAAAAGGGAGAACGGACACCGTGAAAGGCTCACAACGCTATTTTGGGGCCATCACAGGGGCCGTTGAAGACGTTGCACGGCGAAACGCTGACATGGTTGAGGGTGGGCTAGGTGACTGGCTTGTGGTGTATCTGGCGACGGTCGAGGAACTGAAAGGGTTTGCGCTATGAAAACATGCACGCGGCGTCAGTTTGCGGATTTTCTGCGGAGGAACGGGACTAGCATTCGGACAGTGGAACGCCTCGCCCGTAAAGTTGATAAGACGGTCGGCCACGTAATCACGGAAGACGCGATAGTCCTCGGCTTTCTATGGCCCGCTGAGTGGGAATATTGGCTCGACATTCATAACAAGTGGCGCAAGTTCGTCGCAAAGAACGGGGTGGAGGGATGATAACCAGCGTAGTAGGATCAAAAAAAGACGGAACGCCGTTCGGTGAGATATGGATTCGCAGCGGGAAGGCAACGCCGTTTCCGTTCGGCGCGGAATCATTTGATGAAAACACCGCCGCATTGCTGGCGACGGAGCTGACTAAGCGTGGTAGCGAAAAATGGTACACCGAGCCGACTGAGATCATGCGGAATAGAATGGCTAAAATCGGGAAAGACATTGCCGCTAAAGGGGCCGCAACATGAACGCAATCGTTCTCACGCTTGGCCTGCTCGCCCTACTGCTGATTGCCTGGGGGGGACTGTGGCTGTACGCCGTTGTCCATGAGGATCTTCGGTGTACGTCAAGGGCTTACCCTGTTGACCTGTCAATGTCGATTGGATTCTGGACGCACTTTGCAAGATTCAACGGGTGGAATAAAGGAGGCGCGGAGTGATAATGAGCGAAAAGAAGCGCGGCATAGTTTACGCCGCAATCTCTGACCCGATAATGGAGCAGAGAATAACCATACAACGGTACGGTTTGCCAAGTTCGGACGTGCTGGATGCAAGGTTGTTTGCCCTTGAGCACGAAATATGGCGGCGCGTTCATAAGGTGCTGAATCTTGATGGACACACATAAGCAATCAATGAAGGAGGCGCGGAATGAAAATACCAGAAAGCTACACGGAATATCTGTTGCTGTCGGAAGATGAAAAAATGCAACTCAAGAAAGAGCATCTGACGGAGGAGCCAAAACGCACTCCGCCATGCGATTGTCGGGAGCGCGACACAAAGCGGCTTATCGTTGATCTGCTTGCAATTTGCGCGAGAGGCAATGACATGTGTGATTCTGGTCGTTTTGCGGAGTTATGCGAACGGGCGGTAACGCTCGGATACACGGAAAAGGGAGGCGCGGAATGAGCATTGAAGACACACCCATTGAAAGTATATGCGAGAAGTGGCTCAAGGAAAACGGGTACAATGGATTGGCGAACCCCGGCATTGAGTGCGGGTGTGCCTTGTGCGACCTGATGCCTTGCGGGAACCCGCAGACTGATTGTGTCGCGGGTCACAAGGTTTTGCAAGCTGACGGAGACTGGAAGATTATCGCGGGAAAGGAAGCGTAAAATGCCAAGCCAACTATTCAGAGTAACGCGAGCCCCGGAAGCCGGACCTATAAGCCCCGCACGGATTCAGCGGCTTATCTATGCCGATCGGACTGATAGCGAGTGGACAGTGGAGGAGGTCGCGGGCAAAGTAGTTCCTGTCAAAGTCGGCAGGGATGTATTGGGCGCAAGCGAAAATGGAGGCTGATATGAATTGCAAGTGCGACAACTTCCAGTGCCCCGGCGAATGGAAGGGAGAGTGCGCAAGGGATGACGTGGACTGCAAGGACAGGCTTGTAAACGGGCGCAGGCCCATCACCAACCCCGACACGGCGGCAGACTTCACTGAGACAACACGGCGGGTCAACGGGCCGTACAATCGAACGCGGGAGGATGACCGCATAACGGAAAGGTATCAATGACGCATGCCCAACACATAGAGCGCGGGATCACCTATGACCCGACATGCCCCGATTGCAACCCGCCGCACAAGGCAGAGCGCAAGCCCGTGAGGTCGGAGATGCTGAACAACGGGTATCGCAAATGGTGGGGCGTGTGGATCAATCCAAATGGCAGACGCAGGATGAGGCACATCGACAAGAACTGGAAACCTGGAAAGGACTGAGGATATGAGAATCGTCAAAAACACATACCCCGTATGGCCAGGTGTGGCACACGGAAACACAGGGGATGAAGTGAAATGGATGCCAGGACGCGGGAAGATGCACCTTGAGAGGGCGAGCGACGGTAAATCAATTTTTTCGCGGGACTGTCTCCCGAAGGACGTTGATGATCGTCGCCCAATGATTGGAATAATAGCACAGGTGAAAAACAAGGGATGGACATTAGAAATAGAACCATGAAAGGACTGAGCCATGAAAGCAGACGCCCCAAAAACCTATGACCTTAAGTGCGAGATTCAGCGCATCGAGGACGAACTCTGGATGGCGAACGTGGACTCTGCCCGATCGGTGGAGTTGGCGAAGCAGCTGGACAACCTGAAAGCGGAACTGACGCAACTCACCGGAAAGGACGGCGCGGAATGAAACTAACAGATTGGATCAAAAAGCGCATATCAAAACCTGAGTGTAGCGAAATGATAACGGAATCCATCAAGATTGACCGTGAACGCGGAATTGAAATGCGATTTCGCCATCCTATGTTTGCCAAGCTCATGGAGGAAATTGTTGACTTCTTCATGGTACATGGGGGTCAGAACTTTGTTGAGTTCACGGTTTGCAACACGCACAAATATGAGGCGTACACTGTCACCGTCCAGAAGGAGAACGGCGAGACTCCAGGCGCACAGTGCGAGAGATTGCGCAAGCGGATTGCAGAACTAGAAGCTAACCCGTCCCCTCCGCGCTAATCAACCTTTTCGCCCCCTCGTAGATCGACGACATTTTCGTGCCGCTTGGAACGACTTGATTGTATGTCACCTCACCGACGTTCAAGTGTTTCTGTCCACGCCACGGAGTAACGCGAGCCGCCATTTCCGAGCAAGTCCACTTGTAGTTATCCTTGTTGCCGCGACCGATACGGATGCCTGTTTTCTGTGCGATTAGGTCTTGGAATATCTGTAGCTTGGCGTAGCTGACAGTGTGAACCGACTCGCAACACATATTATACGCCGCCCACACTTCATCCTCAGTAAACGGTAGAAACTTGCCGCTTCCCTCGGCCGGTAGCAATTCCCAGTAGCGTTTATCGGGATCGCCTGCCGCCCACTTCCGCACCACGTCAATGCTTCTAGGCCCGCGAACGCCCGTCTTGGTTTTCTTCGTTGCCTGGTCGATGAATTTCGACACGCGGGATTCAAAGTAGACGCCCTTGTCCTCCTGTGTGCCGGAAACTAGATCGAACGCCTGGTAGAACACCACGAAACAATGCGGATACGCACCGCCGGAAGCCCATCGAATCGACCGCGTTGCAATCTCTGAAATGTCCCCGCTGAATCCGTAGCGCATTTTCATTGTCAGCCGCCTTTCATTCCAAAAAAGGATTTTAGCGCGGAGGCAATCATTGTAACCAAGCTTACAAGCACAAGCCATTTGACTTTTCGCCAGCCGCCCAGCTCCGTTTCGTGCCTGTCGAGAAGCGTTTGATGACTTGGCCTTCCGTTGTCAACCGTGAGCCGGTCGTGGATGTCGTCTACTTTCGTTGATAAATGATCGATTGATTGCGCCTGAGAATCCATGCCCTGCTGGATGCTGATAAGCGTCGTGTTTACCGTGCCGAATGACCCTGCCATCATGTTATGCAGACTCTCTACTCTGGCTTTACAAAGTGCTTCCGTGACTGGTGTGTTCGGCATGACGTTGCTCCCTTCTTCCCTGTTTCAGATTGGATAACTGACTGCGAGTGATACCACGACTGTAATTAAGATTGCGAGTAGTATAACGATCAATGGCGAGACCGGTGGCGGCTCCGGCCTGCTGTTGTTCTGTCGATCCAGTACCGCGTCGAAAAGTCTCATGGATTCCGTCATTGCGCCACCCTTCCAAGAATCGCCATAGCCGCCTTGCTGACGGTTTTTGCCAGTGGTGCGGGTATGCCTTGCGCCTCAAGTGCTTTGGCGAGCCCTGTGGCGGTTGCTGTAGCTCCTGTGATGGATTGCAGGTCTGTCTTTGCCTTGTCGGTCATGGGTTGCAGGTCTGCCCTGAGTTTTTCGATCAGGTCAACGACCGGCGCGGCCTTCTTGGACACGGCAGGACTCGGAACGGCTGTACGCCCGAAGTAGGACAACAGGCTACGTTTCGCCACGGTTGCGGGTGTGACACCATCGGGCTTTCCTGTTTGCGTGCCGACGGCGCCGGCGTTCATCGCGGCGTTGGCGAGCGCGGTTGCAAGGGGCGTGGTTGAGTCGCGGTTAAACTCACAGGCGACTATCTTCATGTTGCCCTTGCGCTCGTTCATCCAGTTCATCGCGGCGGTCATTTGCGAGGGTTTTTTGAGCCAGCCGAATTGTGCGTAAAATACATCCGCACCGGATGCCACGGCCAAACCTATTTTCTTGTACGATGTAAAGTGTGGGCCGACTGGTTTCCCTGTAGTCTTCAACAATGCCGTTGCCTCATTGATTAGCTTCCGTTTCGGACTGTGCCATACCTTCCACCAAGAATCGCCCCATTCGTCAATTTCTAATCCGAGACACCACGAATCAGCTAAGTCCCCGAATAACCGGATGCAGTCCCGATAGAATTGCATAACCTGTTCGGGGGTTGCCTTCGCAAGACTTTTGCTATCATCCAAGAATCCCCACAAACAGACATGGAATCCCGCGTCTTTGTATTTCTGAATCCGTCGCCGCATCATGGCAACCTTGTCGGGGTCAATATCACCAAACCACTTATCGCGATAAAACGAGGTAGGCACGGGCGAACCGTCGCCTTCATTCGCCAGAGAAAGAAGTACTTGTGTGAATCCGAAAGCCTTATGCCGTGCTATGGTTATTTCTACGCCGTCCTCTGACTTGTTGATAGACAGATCGTTCATGTTGCGGCTTGAGGCGTCATTTTCAAGGAACCCCGCGCACAGATATGAAGCCGGAACGCTGTTAGTCACCCCGCTACCCGGATCAACAGGATCAGTCGGAAGTGGAATTGTGATGCACCCTGTCAGTAGTGCAGTTGCCATGATTGTCGGTGCCAGTGTCTTTTTCATGTTGCACCTTATGGATTGTGTTTCAGCTTCTTCGGTTCTTCCTGATTCAGATTCAGATATTCCTCGATAGCCGTAAGACGTGCCGCAACTGATCCTGTCCCGAACTTTTTCTTCGCACTTTTCTTGCCTTCAATCTCGGCTTTCTTTTCGACAATCGCCGCTTTGATCGCGGCCTTTCGTTCTTCCTGCCATGCAATCGCAATGCCGTAGTCGTCAAGCTCTGCCTGTGTCGGGTATGGGCCCGCATAGAAAAACTCTATCTTGGTATCTGATAACGCGTCCTTTGACGCTCGATATGCTCCTGTCACATTATGCGCCTTTTGCCAGAGCATGACTGAAGTGCTAGCATCTGAATTCGTTGATGTCATTGTGTGTTGTGGCTTTTGCCCGAAAGCGGCGGCCACGAAAAATAGAAACATAATAATTGATTGTTTCATAATTCCTCCTTAGTTTAGCTTTCTAATCCAAAGCATTGTTACTGCTTCAATTCCGGGGCTAGACCCATAATGAATAGACTCATTCCCTCCAGAGTTTTGCTGTACCTGTATCCTGATTTCGTCGGTTGCGCTTGCTTTAATTATTGCCGATGCCATTTGCGGGAAATAAAGCCACGCCGCCACTGTACAATTCATCAGTCTTACTTGATGACTCCCTTCTAGATCAATTAAGATATTATATATCTTACCGGAGTTCGTGTTTAGCCATGTTACCGTAGCAATGACTAAATATTCTCCGTCTTCTGGCACGGTATATATTCCGGTCGCAGGATTGTAGCACGAATATATATCGGAATTTTCATCATTGTATACAAGGGTTGTGAATGTAGCGTGACTGATTGTAAGCGCTGATGATCTTCCGGCATAAACATAATAGCTATTTGTGTTACTGCCTCCACTCGGAGCCGCCGCAAAGTAGCAATTTGTTTTCGTCGCGTCCGAGGCGTATAGCATCTGCCCCGCCGTGGGGCTGTTCGTTGCTCCAAGATTGATATTCGGATCGGCCGCAGTCAGGTATGCGTTCGTCTGCCCTTCCAGTGTCGCGGTGCGGTTGCTGACATTTGCGATATTCGATTCCGCGGAGTCAAGTCCGTTGCTCACATTGGCAACATTCAGTTCTATCGTGTCAACAGCGTTCGAGGCGTTCGCGCCCCAGTCGCCCCGATAGGCAGAACTTGAAACTATGCCGTAAGTGACGTTTGTGCTTGTCGTTGTGATGTTTGTCAATCCGCCGCCGTCGCCGTAATAAGTCCCGTTGGTATAGTACCCGCCGCCTGCGTCGATACCGCCATCCATTATCGTCACAGAGTTCTGGCCGATTGTCACGCTGTCGGCATCGGTTGTGAGCAAGGGTTGTCCCGTCGATCCATATATTATCACGCTGAAACCATTTGTGCCGTCACCGATACGCACGACGGCCTGATCGTTTACGGGATCGTTAAAGAATATCCGTCCCCGCCTGTCGCCCCCCGTGATCCCGGCACCACCAGCCCGAAAGTTGATGTCACCACCAAAATCAGTTTGACCTCCAGAATTAAGCGGACATTCAATGTTTATGCTTCCGGATTCGTGTTCCGACAAACCCGTTTTGATCGTGATATCCCCGCTGTCCCCGTCACCGCCAGCCGCTTCTCCCGTTTCCAACGTGATGCTTTTCGTGTCTCCGACCGGCCCAACGATATCCGTGGCAATGCTTATGTCAGTATTCACGCTTACCGCGCTTCCGTTCTCCATGACTTGATCGAGGCCGTTTGTTTCTGTGATGTTCGTCAATCCGCTACCGTCGCCAACAAAGAATCCGTTTGTCAGGCTATACCCCGCCAGATCGCCGTCAGCAGAAAGCGGGAATCCCGACCCGCCACCCGCGCCAAGCTGAACGCT